ATTAACTAATACTGCATACTGTTCATTAGCATCTCTATTAATAATATGTACCTTAGAATTTTCTAAAGTATCATTATTTAATTTTGCTATATGTTCAGTAGGTGGTCTTTTACCTAAACCTGTAATAATATCTGAAAGACCATTTTCTTGAATAGTTGCTTGATTAGGTAACTTTACAGTATCAGGTTGTTGAGAAACTCCATTCAATAAATTTGGAATTGAATTTGAAATTAATCTTGCACTCATTATTCATCTGTAATTGTGGTTTTAGCAGGTTGATAATTGTCCCTGTCTATAACTCTATAAGTGCTATAGTTATCAAAGATGCTGTGATCTCTAGTATCTCCCTCATGTTCTTTTAATGAAGACAAAGCTTGTAATTCATCAACTTGATGAAAAGCGTGTAATGTTTCAGAGGCTAACATTCTATCTTGAAATATTCTAGCGGCTCTGATTGTTATGTATCTTCTAGCTGTCTCAGGTAATTCTATAAAATCTAAAAACCAAGTAATATCAACTCTAACATCTTTATTAATAATATAAGTATGGTTTTCTCTATCCCAAAGTTTTCTTGCTCTTTCTACTAAATCTAAATCAGCATCTTTACTTGAATTATCAACTCTTAAACAGTTTGATGGTAATTGAATTTCTCCTGCTGTGTTTTTAACTAGCTTGTAATTTTTATCACTATTAAAATGCCAACCAACACTTTGGACTTCTCTAGATACATTATCTAATATTTGAATTGCAATAGACACATCAGTAGTTGTTGAAGATGTAATTGTGTTAACAGGACTTTCTCCTATCGCTGTAAGCATTACATTAATTGCTTCAAGTTTAGTTGTTACTGTAGTTGTCATAAATAAATTTTTTTAATTAAAGATTGAATGAGAGGCGAGTTGTCTGTGTTAACCTCGCCTCCCAAGAAAACAACGTAATTAATTACGCAGTTTTGATTTCAATTGAACAGATTGGGTTCAATGGAGCATGACCCATAGCATATTTTGCTACCATCAATGTTCCTTGTCTTTGGATTTGGTAATCCATCTCTGTGCTCAAATCGAGTAATTTCACAGTCCCAACTGCATTTTTCTGCCAAACAACACCAACTGTGTTTGAGAAGTCACCTGCAAAATTTGTAGATGAACCTGCATCAGTTCCAGTAGTAATGTTTGTAGATGGTAAGTTGTTTGTAGGTATAATATTTACACCTGCAACTTTTAAAACTTTACCATCAGAGTAAGAACCACTTCCACCCCAATCTCTGTTTATAACAGTAGTTGCTTGGATTAGATTGTAGTATACCGCAGGTGAAACAGCACAATATCTGTCATCTGCTGGTACATCATTTTCATCTAATTTCTGAGCCGCACTAAAAATAGTAGCCGCCGCAGAAGATGCAGAAGTTGCAAAGTCAGCATCAGTAATTTGTTGACCTGCCGCTTGTGGAGAAGCCGCTGACTCTCTACTGTTAAGTAGAATGTTTTGGTAAACGTGCTTATCCATTTGGTTTGCAAGTGCTCTACCTAGCTCTTTTGAATAGATGGATCTGACATCATAATGTGCCATAGCCTCATCAATCTTTGCAATAAAGATTGGTGCTATTAAAAGATTTTCAATAGAGATTGTTCTTTCATTGTGAGTGATTGAACCACCTGTGATCTCATTTCCCGCTGTGTGGTATGAAGCTGACGCTTTACCTACGATCGGAAATTGAGCCGACTTACCTGATGATATTGTTCTCACCAAGTGTTTGTCTAAAGTCGAGTTTGCTGTTTCAAAAGCAGTAATAACTTCACCTGCAAAAACTTTTAAAAAGCTTGCAGTTGTACTACCAGCACCAGCATTCTGACCTATGTTTGATACAGTATAATTTGACATTATATATATCTCCTTATGTTATTATAGGTTGTTGCTAATAAAGCGTAGTAATTTCAGTTTCAGAATTGTCCGTCCTCAGACGGGTTAAGTCTTACTTTTACTTGCTATTCTAGGACAGCAATTTATCCTTAGAATTTTGTTAGATAACTTTTGATCTAGATATTTTATCGGCTACCATTTTTCTAAATGCACTATCTGTAGCATATTTAGGATTAGACATATCAGCTTTCATTTGGGCCACACTTTCATAAGCGGAACCTGATTGCTGTGCGTTGGTGCCTGTAGTTAAACTAGGTTCTTTAGTTTCAGATTGGAAACGAGCATACATACCTTTAATAGTAAATAAAGCTGTTTCATTATCTTTACTAATGTTATCGTTAAATTGTTTTATTTCACTTTCAGGTAAATTTTGAGTTACCCAATCAGTCATTTGTTTATAGTTTTCTTCGCCATCTGTGCTTTGATAAGCTTGTTGTTCAAACTGTTGAGCAACAGCATCTAAACCTGCTATATAATTATCTATATAAGATTTAGGTAATCCTGCTTTCTCTAAAGCATCAATAGTATTTTGGCTCAGCTCACCATTTTCATCAAACTCTTTTTGAGCAGATGAAAAATCAAAATTAACTTTTGTATCGGCTTCTAAAGGTTTATCTTCTTTAGTTGCTTCTTCTTCTTCTTTTGGTTTAGAAAGCTCAGATTGTTTTCTTTCTAACTCTTGATATGATTTAATTAAATCTTCTTGAGATTTAAACTTACCTAAAATTAATTCATCTTTTTGAGGTTCTGTACTAGGTGCAGGCTCAGTTGTTTCAATGTTGTTAGCATCATCTGCTTTCTTAGACATTTCATCAATGTATTCTTGTGTTTCTTTTGATTCCTCAGCAGGAACTTCTACTTTATCAACCATTAGTTCTCCTTATTAGTTTTCTCCCTTTGGTTTTTAAAACTATCCCTGACCATACCCATACCTTCTTTAACAACAGCTGGTGAGTTTTGTTCCATCATCATCTGTTGTTGCATAGCTTGTTGTTCTGCTTGTATTTGTTCTGGAGATTTAATTAAACCTTCCATCTCTACACCTAAAGAAGTACCAACTCGTTTAACATACTCATCTAAATTTAAATATGTCATTAGTTGTTGTGCAAAAGGTTGTAGCTGATTAACAAAAGTATTAAGTCTTTGTAAATCACTTGATCTACCTAAAGCTTCAAGTCCTGTTACAATTTTAGGACGTATACTATCTTTAGGTAAAGCAGGTAATGCTTTTTTCTTTTCCATTTGGAACATCAATCTATTAATTAGTGGTAACTGTAATTCTTGTGATAATAAAGAATACAAACCACCCAAACTATCGTCTAATTCTTTAGATACATAATTAATTTCAGTAGCAGTAACTCTGTCATTATTTCTTTGTACTGAAGTATTAAGCATAAATGCAAATTGTAATCTTTCTTCAATTAATCTCATTGTTTGGAATGCAATATTAAAATCAGAAAATTTATTAACCTGAAGTGTAGATACATCAGAGGCATCACCCTCACGAATTGCACCGTTAGGACTTTCAGATAATGTTTTTAAACGAGTTGATCCATTTGGTTTTACTAAAAATAAAACTTTACTAGCGGCCGCTGATCCCTCAACTACAGCTCTGTATAAAGCTTCAAGTGATCTTAAATCTCCAATATATTCTTCTATAAATCCTCTACCATAATCAGCATTATCAATAGAAGTATATCTAAGTGGTATGAATGCGTTTTTATCTAAAGGATAAGAACCAACAGATGATGGTATAACTTTTTCATTTATCTCTTGGTGTACGTTCCATTTTTTACCATTTGGTGCCAATTTAACACAAGTGTAAATCTCACAAGTGTCATCATAACCGTCTTTTTCTCTATCCCCTTCAATCAATTCTTTTTGCTCATCTGTTAATGCAGATGGTGCAACCATATCTTTTGTAATTATTTCTAATACATTACCAATTCCATCTCTTTTAATTACAAATCTATCAAGATGGTAAACTTTCATTTTTAAATCTGGTGTAATGTAAAGCAAAACATTACCTGCTATAATTAAATGTTTAATAGCTTCAAACAAAGCAGTTCTAAAATTATTAACTTCCATTTCATTCATAACTACTCGTTCAATAGAACCCATAGCTTTTTCAAATTCACCTTTCATATCATCTCGTCCTGAAAGCTCAGATAAAGTAAACTCGTCAAGTGTTAGTCTAAAGAAAGGTTGATTTGGGGGAAGTAAAGCTAGAAGTAGCTTAGATGAAAGATTATTAGTGCCTCTAGCACCTATACCTTGATATGGAGTATGTAAAGTAGTGTGTTTACTGTGATACTCACGAGGCATTATTGATGGAATAGTAAACTCAGCACTATCTCGTGCTCTATCCAAAAAAGGATCTCGTATCGCTTCTAAGGTATTGTATCTTGATTTTGCTGTTTTGTAATCGTGCATATATTAATTATTAAGGTACGTTAACACCAGAACCACCTGAACCTACATTAACTTGTAGAGGTATTCTTAAAGCTTGTTTTCCTCTTTTTTTAGAATAACTAACTTTACTTGATGTTTTAGTTTGAGGTGCTTTAGGTGCGTTCTCTCTCAATCTCGTGCTACTAGCATTAATTTCTGTTGCTGGGGGAGCTGGAGTTGGAGGTGGTGGCGGAACCTTTGGTCTAGAAAATCCACACATATTATTTAATATCTCCTATTACTGTTTCTTTTAAAATATTGTTTTCTTTATCATCTAAAATCTTTTTTAAATGAGATACGACACTTGACTGACCTGCTTTAAACCATATTTTTCTCTCATTATCGTTTAAATCTGGTGATTTATTAGGGAATTGTTTTTCTAAATAATCAATTAATTCCTTTGAAATCATACGTTATATCCAAGAGAGCAACTATTTAGGTTGTATTTTAAGGGGGATAGGTATTACTTTAAGTACGTTTTTGGTGGGAATGACCATAGTATTACCACCCTCAGCGAGTGTATACCTGCCATTTTTTTCATCTGTAGTAAAATCAGATGCTAAGACAAAAGCATCTTCTGTTTTATTTATTAAAAAACCGACACTAATACATATAGTAGGTAGCATTTGTTCAATAGTCGTTAACTCATTCCAACTGCTATCACTATTTGCATCTTCCCAAAGTACAAATACAAACTTATATTTGGGTGGATTTTGACTTATCCATTGTAGGATTTTCTTTAGTAGTTTTTTCATTTTTAATATCCTCGATTGGTAATTCTTCTAAAGTTGATCTAGTAGTATTTTGTGTGACTACTGTGTAAGTAGCATTTACACTAGGGGGAAAACTTTTATTTAAATCTGGTGTACGAGCATAAAACTCATCTTCAAATAAAATATCAGCATTAATCCAAGTTTTCTTTTTCCATTTTTTAACTATGTTATCACTCATTTTTTATCCTTTAGTTTTAATTTTTCTAGTTCACAATAATGAATTATTTTATCTAAATCTTGTATTGCAGTTCCTTTACCTAAGTATCTACAAACGTATTTCACAACATTACCCTGAAAGAATGAAAGATTATTTTTTGAAATAAATTCATAGGGTTGAATAGGAAAATTTTTATAATGAGATCCTCCAATTTGTCTATCTTGAGGAAAAGCCTCCTCAAACATTTTTTTATTAGGCATTACCACTCCAAAGTATAGGTTGTTTGTTTTTAAAATCGTAATCAGTATTACGAAGTATTCTTGCTAATCGTGCTTGTACTAAAGCATCTTCTTCAGTTAATCCTTGTTCAACAAAACAATCTTTAACTACTTTCCATAAATCTTTCTTTTTAGTAGTTAATGTTTTTTTAGCTTTAACATCACCGTAAGTTGGTGCACCTTTGTAGTTATCAGTAGCATCACCAACAAGACATTGATA